GTTCTCTCGCAGCCCCTGTGCCAAACTCTGCGAGTTGCACTCCCGCTCGGCCAGCGCCGAGCGCACCCAAAGCTGCTTGCTGATCTTTTATACTTTGTTGTTGTATAGCTTTATTCTTATCAAACTCTGCAAGTGTTGCATCAATCACCTGTGATTGATATGGTGACATGAAATCTTTTACGTTTTGTTGAAAAGCCTGTGCTCCAGTTCCGATTCCTGCTAATTGTCCAAGAGATGCTGTACCTAATCCAGCGGCTAATCCTGCCTGTGTTTGTGCTGTTTGTAAAAATGGTTGAAACGATCCTATACCTTGTGTTGCTAAGGTTTGTGCCTGTGTCTGTAATGCGTCTTGCGCTGCTACCTGTGGTGCTAATCCTGCTAAACTCTGTTTTCTTGTTGTAAATGCTTGAGCCGCTTTCTGTCTAGCTGCAAAATCCGCAGCAGATTCACCAGCCTGTTGTGTGATACCAGCAATACCTGTAGATACTACGGGTACACCTGATTGTGCTACTACCTGTTTTGCTAGATCTTGACCTAAATCTTGTACGAATTGTGCAGGTAAATTTTGTGTGACTTGTGTTGCCATTATAATACTTCCTCTAGTCTTTTTGATGTTTGAAACATTTTACGTGCGCCTTCTAATCCTTGCGATTCTTCTGATACGTCACCTCCGGATTCGAGGTTCTTCATCATGTTATACATGACTTCTGCGCCTTTGTCTACATCACCGTCGCCTGCATTTCTAACAGCATCAGCTGTAAATACAAACTCATTTTTTGATAATCTTGCTGGCACATCATCAGCCTTTTCCATTCTACCTATCGGTACAAATCCACCCTCAGCTCTAAAATCCATCTCTTGTCCGTCCATATCTAATAAAGGCATCGTCTTTTTGGCTACAGGTTCTTTATCCATAATACCACCTTCTGCTTTGAATCTTCTTCCTAGATATTTATCAGGATTATTTCTTATCTCATTGATATCTATACCAGTCTCATCTGAGATTCGTTGTGCTTCCTCTTCTTGTGCTGGTGTTAACATTCCTGCTACTAATGATGTTCCTAATATAGCTGCACCCGCTTTACCGCCTACTAAATCAAATAAACTTTTACTAGTTTTACTTGGTCCTACGACATCTCCAAAAAGTTTATTTGTTAGTAAAGCTTTTGAAGCTCCTAAATTACTAAGAACATTAGTTGGTGAAAATATTCCAAAACCTGTTCCTGCTCTAGCTGCTCCTGCACCCAAAGCTCCTAGTCCTGCTGTTCCTGCATATAACAATGCAGCTTTACCTATCGGTGACTTTGCGATCTTCTTGACTGATCTTGTGACTTTCTTGACAAGTTTACCTAGACCATACATCTGTCTCGCTGATTCGAGATCCATGATCCCACCTTCGTAAGGCTTGCCACCTTCTGCAAAACCTGCTCTACCACCATCAGCCATCAGCTGATTATATCTTTCGATCCCTAGATCTTTGATCGCCTCTTGCTCACTATAATAGATCTTTCCATCTATACTTATACCTTGTGGACCAAAATTACCCGGACTACTAAATGTCGCCGGTCCTGTTGGTGTGTTGACAGTAAAACCAGGATTAAATAATGGTCCTGTCCCTGACACGGGCATGTTTTGTAATTGTGGTGGTGTCATCATCTTTGATGATGGTGATGTTAAAGTTTGTGTATTGATAGCCTGTTGTATAGCATTAGCTGCAGCCTGAGCATTATTAGTAGCCACGTTTTGAGCCAAAGTATTTTTCATTCTTGGATCTACTTTGGGTGATCCCTGTTTGTATTCTGCTCTACCACCTTCAGCTCTAAATCTTCTATAAAATTCAAACTCTTCTTCTGGTTCTGGTTCTGGTTCAAGTGATTTAATACCTGCAAAACAATATGCTGGAGGGTTAGGTCCTTTACATGGATCTTGTTCTTCACCACCACCGCCTTCATTTATTTCACGTTTACCATCAGGTCCATAAAAAGCATCTTCAAATTGTGACTGACTTAAATTACCAGTTTTTTCAGCTGTATTAATTGCATCTGCTAATCTATCTAAATCTGTTATAGTATCTCCTGATAAACCATATTGTGTGTCCATTAGATCCGTTTCATCAGTTGATTCATAAAAATCTAAAGAAGGATTATTGTAATTTAATATGCTTGCAAAACTAGGAATTGCTGATTTTAGTCCTACTTTTTGATCATATAAATTTTTTAAACCTAGTAATCTAAATCGTTCAAAAGTATTTAAACTTGGTAAATTTGGTTTTATTTTTGGTTTTGGTTTTGGAGTAATTACTTTTTGTGGTGCTGGATTAAGTACATTTGGTGGTCCTTCATTAAAAGGATTGTCGTCTCTAAAACCGCCACCTAAATTTGTTCCTGGAGAAATATCTCCACCGGAACCTGAAAATTGTGCACCAGCTCCTTGACCGTAGTTACCTTTTCCACTTCCAAAATCATCTTTTGATGCATCTTTACCACCACCTTGGAATCCAATACGTCCTCCGTTTTGTAACATCTGTTTTGCTTGTTGTGCTCTAGTTATTGCCATCGTACCATTCTATTTTGTTTCTCCGAATAAATCAAGACTCGGCATTATCACTCTCACGTCTTTTCTTATCTCAGACTCGGGTATGCCTTTAGCCTTCCATTCTTCGTCGTTGTTATATTTCTCACCTGTTCTAAGGTTGTAAATCTCTTCTATTATCTCTTTTGGTTCTATTACCGGTATGTCTTTCATCTTACGATTCTCCTCCAATAACTGTTCTAGGTTGTACTTCTAATATAGACATTATTACTTGTAGTCTATTAGCATCAGCTGCTTGAACTTTCAATATCTCACTTTCCTGTAATATCAAAGGATTTGTTAATAGTTCTGTTGTAGCATTAGATGCTACTGCTTTTGAGGTAAATAAGTTAAATACCACACTAGAACTGTCTGTTAATGTTACTGTTATACTTGATCCAGATCCTGCATATTCTGATACCAATATGGATCTTATGATTGTTGTCGTTGCGGTTGGCACAGTAAATAAAGTTGTGCTATTTGTATCTGTTAATTTTATTTTTTTATTTATAAATCTATTTGCCATTATTGTGTGAAGAAGTTAAATGCTTCTATCTCCTCTTTTAATTCTTCTTGAAACGTTGTGTTTAATTTTTCTACGATCGCATCAAGATCTCTCACCTGAGCTTCTGCTGTTTGAACATCATATTCTCTTGATGGTCTTGTTATAACCTGTACTATCTTTGCCATTATCTTCTTCCGTCTGGTTGTGTATCCAATCTAAAAGTCCCTAGTTTCCAACTTTGATTAGTTGATGTGTTTTCTATTTTTAATGCGATAGCTCTGGCTCTTGCACGTGTATCTACTTTGGTTGTAGAAGAACTTATGTCAAAAGGTCCAAGTGCTGAACCTGATTGTGTATCGTTTGGATAGTTTCTTAAATTTAATGTAACTCTAGTATTACCTGTTTGAGATATAAAATCAGGTATAAATCTTCTTATCTTCATAATAAATTCACCATCTCCTCTGAATGTTGCGACACCAGTTTGTTGACCTTGTGATGTTCTCTGTGCTGTAATATCAAAATCACCAGAAGATATGCTTGCAGCAATCGCAGTTGTAGTTCCGCCTTGTACTTGATCAGTACCTGTTTCATGTTGATAATATATTGTTCTACCTTCTGTATTTCCTACAACATCAAAAGATGAATCGTTTCCTGCAGTGTATTCTGTTGCATGTGGACTACCAAACACAGCAGAATCTTGCCACATAGTTCTAGCCAATGTACCATTTGTCCAAACAGGCCTTTGAGGTGAAGAGTCAAAATAATTATATGCAACCATTCTGTTTACAACAGAAGATGAGGAAGTTGGATAAAACCACATGACTTCACCAAAAAGATTATTTAATCCAGCGGATACCATCTGATTACCGGATTCTAAATTTATATCATCATAAACATGATCTTCTACCAAACAAGGTAATGATTCTAATTTACCTGCATATCTAAAGAAACCATTTTCCGACATCCAATATGCTGCACCATCAACCTCAACGGCTGCGTTTTGTCCAACAAGTCCACAGTTAGTTCCAACCTGTGCAAAAGCAAACGTAAATGGTTGACCTACAAAACGTTGTGTGAATAAAGCTGTATCGGTCCAAACATAGATTGCATCACGACCTCTGATTGCTCCTCTGATCTGTGATCCGTCGGCCAGTCTTTGTGTACCAGCTGTATTGGTTGCTGTAGGTGCATAAGTATTTATGTCTTCTTGATCCGAAAATCTTACAAACATATCATCTTGTGTTGATGGTGTTCCAATAGTTGTCTCTGTTCCAAAAAACACTAAGTGTCTGTCCGGTGTGGATACCAACATGTGTCTTGATGCAGTTGGTGCACCAGTTATGATTGTTGCCCTATTTGATGTTGCATCTGTTGCTGCAGAATTCCATTCAAATACAGCACTATCATGAATCAAACAAATAGCTTTGTCACCAAAATTATCTAGTGACCACATACCAGGCTCAAGAACTAAATCTCCTGATGCTGCCTCGCCCCATGCTACAAAATTTGTAGAACTTGTAATGGTTGCACCACCACTATGAGCTGCTTTTGTGGTTCCGGCTACTTCTCTAGTTACACCTGTAAGTTCTCCTGTAGCTGTAATACCTGTGTAAGATATTTCTTCACTATCTATAATTATAAAGTTTGTACCTGATGTTGGAAATTGTGATGGATCAACTAATATAATTCCTGTAGTTACAGTATCGTTAATACCATTTTGTAAAGTGGTTGCAGGTTCACCTGATACCTCACCACCCCAAGAACCTAATGACCAACCAAAACCTTTTGCTTGCACTGCTGGTCCTACAGGATAATAATGTTGCACTCTGATACCACCTGATGTTGTTGCACCAGAACCTGACTCATTTGATGGCATGGTAATAGTTATTGTTGTACTGTTAGGAACAGTTGTCACCATAAATTTTTTATCGTTAAAATCTGCAGCTGCAAAATTAGAGTTTGTAATAGCAGAAAAACTATCTAAGAGCACAATATCCTGCGCAGATATACCATGGTCACCACTGAAAGTTATTGTAACCTCAGCTGATCCGTTAGTCGTGCTAAACGCGCTACTTAAAATTGTTGTGGATTTGATAGGGTGTATGTCATAATAAACCCCACCAGAAAATGCATATAAAATTCTGTTTGTACCAATGATTGCATATTTTCTTGATAGACTATTTACAAAATGATGAAGACCTCTGCCTGCTCCTGTAAGAGCATCATCTCCTAATTGTTTCCAACCACCTATTTTTTCAGGTGTTCCATATCTAAAACGTACATTATCACAGTCGGTCCATTGACCTTCTGCTCCTGTAGGAGTAATCTGTTTGTTTATCCCTGGCTGAAAACCTATTTTTTGTAACATATAACCTCATTATATATTAAAAGGCCCAGCTTACAAACGAGTATCGGGTGCCTTTTGTTGCTTCTTTTACCTCATGTGGATACATGAAGTTAGATGGAAACAATAGTATATCACCTGTTTTTAACTCAATTTTCTCTCCTCTGCAATAGAATTCAGAGCCCTCATAGTCTTCATTTAAGTTTGCCACAATGGACACCAAAGGCACTCCTTTCATCTGACCATCAAATATGCTGTGTATATGATCGTAATGTTCTCTCATCATTGTGCCCACTTGATACCTATTAAAACGTATAGGGCTAAACTTACTGAGCCATGGTCCCTGAGTCTTTTCTCCTGGTGCACTATGTTTTTCTTGATATTCACTCAATGCCTTAACCAAATAAGGTGTAATCTTTTCTTGTTGTTCTTTGGTACAACTCATTACATCTAGCTCTTTTGTAGGTTCTGAATTAAAAGTACCTGCAGCATAATTATTCCAAGTATGTTTTTTCCAAATACCTTTGTTACATTCATCTATCAACTCTTCACATAACTCTTTGGGTATGTGGTTTTTTACGTATATATAACTTTTAATTGTGCTCATTCATTAACCTCCTTATATCTAAATGAGTTAGCGATTGTTCTGATCCTAATATATCAATACAAAATGTGTTGAAAGACATGCTTATTCTATCCTCATCACCTTGATTAATAGGTACACTATGTTTTAACGAAGACGGAAACAATATTAATTCACCTGGCTTACAGGATAATAAAAAAGACTCTGAGTTTACATAAGTATATTTTTCAGGGTTTAATTTAATACCATCTTGTATTGATTTTGCAAACTGTATAGGAGGTAGTTTTTCATTTATTTGAAAATACATCACACCTGATATAATGCTATTTGGATGAACATGTTCATGGTGTTTTGATCCTCTTGGATTTCTATTAGCCCAACATTGTGTAATCACCAATCTTTGTTTTGTATTTAAAACATTCTTGGTAAACTTATCTACAGCTTCTACTAAAAAATTTTTTATATCTTTTAATTCTTCATTACGTAATAAGTATGAATCATCAGATCTATAATTACCGTTTTGTTGTTGCTCACGATAACTAATAGTTTTTAAATATCCTAATTCTTTATCAATCGATTGTTTGTAAGGTACGATCAACAAAGGTGTAGGAAATAATTGTAATAATTCTTCTTTCATTTTATCCAAAAATTACATTCCTTATATTTGTTAATAACATTTTTTGGTATAATAT